TCGACAGCTGCCATAGAGCTCGCGTCTAGATACGTGGTGGGCATATTAGATAGAGCCGTGGCAGTATAGAAGCCACCATTATTCTTGTCATACGCACCAGGGATCCAAGTGATGCCGAGCATGCCGCGGAAGAATTTGGTCGTAGACGGCGTAAATCGCACCTTGACACTGTCGTATGATATATTGCGGAAGTTCGTGATGTTGACAATGGATGCGAGGGACGACAACAACTCAGATTGGGGATGGATGACCGTGAAAGAGAACTGCGTGGCCGCTGTACTCCAAGTGTAGGTGGCAAGCCTACGAGTACGGGACATCATTTCATCTGGACCATCACTTTTCTGGTGTGCGATAGGGAACGTGCGAGGTATAACAGTGAGCGTGGGGGCAGCCTGTTGTGGCGCGTAAGAGGTAGTGTCAGACGACGTATTGGGAATGGAGGTGTCGACGACGGAGACATCTTCTTCGATGCGGGGAATAAGGTTCTGTATAGGGGAATTGGTGGAAGCTACACATATAATTAGTCATGGTGCTGTGTAGGACAACAAGACGGGGGGGGGTTGCGCGTTAATCTTCGTGGCGACTGAACGAAATGTTTGCTTATGGCGGAGCGAAACTTGACCGGTGGTGTCCGACTTACGTCGGACCTTGAGCGTAATCAGTGAATTCCCAAGATACGGACACGTCAATGTTGTGCGTGCGCAGACTGAGCTTGACAGTCTTTGCAATCCTGGTGAATTCGGCTTCGCCGTGTTTGTGGGCTTCGGCGAGCATGTTTGAAATGGTAGAAGCCATGACTCTCGTGTTGTACTTGTTTTTCTTGGTTGTGTACGAGAGCATGTCTTCGATGACTTCGATCGGTAGCTTGGCGACAACTCTGCCTTCAGACGCATCGTCTTCACCAATGGTGCGTTTGAGGAAGGTTAGCTGTTCAACGGGGACTTCTTGGTCGACGGGAAAATCCTTGACACAGTGGGTGGCTTCCAAGCCGAGATGGCGGTAGTACTTGAAGATGTACTGTGATGACAACTTCCATTCTAGAGGGCAGATGATGTACGAGTCGTCACCATAGTAGAAAGCACAGATCGCTTTCTTGACCGTGTCGGGAGTCCACATACTTTGAGTAATCTCCTGTAGGCTCTTTGTGAGGGAGTAGAGAGTGCAAATCTCGAGGTAGAAGGAGTTGACCCACGATGTGAGGGGGTTGCCAGACGCCATGAGGAAGTCCAGCGTAAACACGAGACCATGGTTGGCGAGCAGAGGGTTGTATAAGGCGCGAAGTGCCGTGCGCCTTGCGGTGGCGAGTGGAGATCCTTCGTCACCATACCATTCATTAACGGCATCGACGATGTGTTGAGATATAACATACGTCTGATGTCTGTCAAAACCAGATTGGTCATGTGCGAAAACAGCGGATGTCTTCGACAGTTTGGCTATGACATGGTGGAGGAACTCTTTGTTGGAGAAACCAACCGATATAGAAGCTTGTCCGGGGTACTTGGCTCGGGCTCGGGACGTGGCAACAACAATGTCACCAAATAGCATCCTCAGAACAATGGCCTGATCAAGTGGAGAGACGAAATACACACGGGTCTTGTTCGCGGCGGCGGCTTCAAAGGTGACGGACTCATCCTTCAGTGCCTCCGTGACGACCCAATCAGGTGTGATACCCTGGGTGAGCATATCAATCTCTTTGGTAACATAGGTGTGCAGAATGGAGTTTTGATAGTCAACAGGGTGGTCTATCGACCCGATCCATGTTCCTTTGTTGGTTGGTTTGCCTTCAAGTGTCGCCCAGGTGTTCCAAGGTATACCGGCGGACGAAGTGTGGTCGAGACGTTTCATGTGGTCATGACCCTCGACGCCACGGGTGATGTCCCATAGACCAATCTCTCTACCTTGCCGGACATTTTTGAGGACGGCTTTGGAGCAGAGGGAAAGGAGGTGGTGGTCAACAGACTCATCAAGTTTTGGGGGAACGAGCTTGGCGTGGTAGACATCCAGCGGGTCGACATACCCATTCTCTGGTGTAGGGCCCAGAATTGGGGGCGTCGTGTAAGGGGGGAATGTGCCATGCAAGACGTGGGGGACAAGCTTGGACTTGCGAGGCATGTGCAAAGGTTTGGCCAGGACGGAGAAGACCGTTGCACTAGTCGGTACCCCAGCAAGAGTGGAGGCTTCGTGAAGAGTCTGCTGGGCTTGAACCAGCGATTCGCGTGAATCACTCTCTGGCCCGTATCCAGCCGCGAATTGGACACCGCAGTGGCCGTAGGTGGTGGAGACGCCCTTATTGGTGTGAGTATAGGTCTTGCCTAGGGGCACGTCTTCAGCACGTGTGATGGGAGTGCGTGGGGCCTGCGCGACAGGGAGGTTACCCTCCAGTTCGGGGTAAAGAGCCCAGATTAGTTGGTCCAACAAACCTTGAGTGATAATATTGGCAAACGCATTCTCGCCATTGCCAGCAACGTGCATTCCGATGATGAATCGTCCTGGTATTGAATCGCATTTGATGGTGTACATAGCGCCACAGTCGCCTTCAGCAGTGGGTATGTCGACGACGTAACACATCGCGCTACACAACTCTGTGTCTTTGTCTTGGACAGAGCGCCAGGTGCAGAGCCTTGCGGTGGGAGCTGTCGACGTTGTAATTTCGCGGATGCCGTGGGGGGTGGGAAGCCAGAGGCTGACTTGACCAAATACGTCCTTGACTTCATCATCATAGAGGAAGTGAGAATAGGAGTCAGAGAAAGGCGGGAACTCAGACGGCAGCTCGAAGGCACAGACATCGTCCGTGGCGACCGATACAATACGCAAGTTCTTGAGCTCCATGAGCTTAACGTGGCCGTTGGCAGAGACGCGGTATAGACCGTCCTTAGGCATGTAGGCAAGATAGTGGTGTGGCATGATTACCATATGTCGTATAACACCAAACGCATGGAAGTGTTGACCAAGTGGTGTGGTGATGTCGACGTGGCCCTTAGTGAACCTATTGGTAAGATCGGGCGGTGCTTGTCGGACAAATCCTCCACCAGACACTTTGCCACCGAGGCCTTTGGCGAGGTGTTCAGCTCTACGAAGGGCGGAGCCGGAAACTCCTCGAGCGCTCTTTCCACCGAAGGCTTCGGATCTGACGAAGTCCTTGACGATGGCATGGCGAGCGGCACGTCTCTGGCGTACTCGCTGGGCAGATGCTTCGTCGGACTCGCGGTAGTGGTCTTCGAGTCGAGCGTAGCGTGAGTTGGAGAAATCAGAGGTGTCCGTTCCTTGCGCGACATATTCTTTCTTCTCTAGGCCGAAAGTCTCAGGCCTGTACTTAACCACAAGCGAGGTGAGGACGGTTGCAATACCCCAGGTAGCCGTGCCAGCAATAATGCCAGCCATAATGGACATAATTCCAATCTTGAAGTAGTGGAAGAACTGGGATGCAGCAGCGTTAACTGCCATGGAAACAATTTTGGATTTCAGCCAGGTGAGCCCGATCTTGTCCTGCCAGCTACCGCCTTGTTGGTCTTTGCGGAAGATAGCATTGAATGCAGAACGTATCGTGTCAGCAGTGTATTTAGCACACTCGCGCACGAGGTCGGCAATGACTTTGAAAATCCTGGTAATGGTGTTCGATATATCCTTCCAGGGCTCATACTTGACAACGGGAATACAGTCAAAGTAGTCTGGGAAGAACGTGGACAAATCGCGGAACAAGTAGTATTCAGTGTCCGGGCCGTCATATATAACACATTTGTGCTTAGGATCGAAGTAGCCGTGATTCCAGCCTTCGACCATGGTGGTCCAGCTGATGTTGACGGTGGGCACACACTTATTCTCTTTGAAGTGCATAAAATTCGACCACACCACAGGTTTGGAAACTTGGTTTCTGGTTCCGGGCGCCTGAGCGACGAAAGGCCAAGGTCTCGCTTCAAAGTGTTCACGAGCGGCCTTGGTGGGAATGAAAGAGGACGCATTAATTGCAGCGACGGGGGGCAATCCTGCATACGCATCATCTGAAACCACGGGGCTCTGTGGTTGTGATACTGCACTATTGAAAGCGGCAGCGCGATCGGAGAGTTCAGTAGCAACTGCGTGCACTAACTCGGCGAAGGTCCAGTGTTCCTCACCGCTGGGGGGGGGGACGTTGTTGTGCTCAAACTTTCCGTTCTCTTTCTTCTCAGGGCGAGCGACAGTGAACTTGAACTTTGTCCAGTCTATGTCGCCTTGTAAGTTCCTCGGGAACCTGCCATTGATGAGCTTAGGGGGGAGGACGGAAACGTTGAAGTCCATGCGGCGGACAAGTGCGGACATGTCTGGTACCAGCGATTCGACAGAGGACAGCTTTGCGTTGGACGTCAAAATGGTGAGTTGGTTTGACATCCAGTATAGTCCTTTTTCGTGGACTGACGCTTTTTCGATGAGGGCGTTCTTAGTATTTACGTTGGTGAGGAGGAACGCTACATCGGATTTGCGCGCCTCGGCGTCGTTAACAGTAAGCCATTCATCGCATAGAACAGTGGCTTGATCGCGCCAGTCGTCATCAAAATTTCTTCGCCCATCGTGCGTGCCAATCTCAAAATCTCTGAGGACTTTGAACTTGTGGAAAAGTTCGCGGACTAGAGCTTGACCAAACTGGGTCTTACCTATGCCGGCATCGCCAGGTAGGTAGACGCAGACCGGTTGACATCTTGGCCTGTTGGCCGCGTCTTTGTCTCGGATGAGGACACCAAGCTCGGTAAAAGCCTTGTTGACAGACTCCCAGAGTTTGGCGGCGGGGTCGAGGGGATCAAGCAACAACGTGAATGGTCTGCAATCGGACACGTCTTTGGCGATATACGAAAAGGCTCTGATCTGCGCAACCGGGTCAAAATTGACCGCTACAGATTGGTTGAGATCGATGACCTTACGCTTAATCTCCGCACACCTTCTCTTTGTCTCCTCAGCGTCGTTGACCCACAAGCTTGTTCCGAAGCATCTTGCACTAATGGTGTTCGTAACGGTGTAAAGCGTTGGCATAATCCAACGCCACACAGACGAAACGTCATTTGTGGCACGCCAGAACGTAGAGAAATTGCGGGCTCGAACTACACTAGAGTCTGGGTCGAGCGCACCGGCTATATTGCGACAGGCCGTGAGAGCAACATCTTCCCAAGTGGAGTAGTCTGACCAGCCTTGTGGGAGCATTTCGCTGGGATCAGTTTCAACTGATTCAGTGGTTGCTCTTTTGCGTCGGGGTGGGACTTCATCTTGCCTGTTAGCGGGGTCAAAGATGTACTTCTTATGCGTGTGGTGGGGAGCGGGAAGAAGCGACATAAAATAGTCGAAGCTGTGCAAACCAAGGTCTTTGTTGCACCAGTAGAAGTGCAGGGAGCAGATGATGTTTGCTTGTTTCCACTCCTCTCCTGACAACTTTCTGCGATTGTCGTAGAAAAGTGAAATGCGGTGCGTGAGGTCGTCACGGACTCTTTCCCAGGTCATTGCAGCATAGCCATTTAACACCCACAGGTCGACCAGAGTACGCTCGGCTTCTTCGTAAGTGAAGTCAGCGTCGCGGAACATGTCGCTGGGCAACCATTGCATGAGTGTGTGTTGGTCGTACGACTCGGGTTTATCTTCACCCCAGTCTTGGATTTCACTGAGCTCAACATCAGCCGTGCTGGCTGGAGTGCCGAAGGGCATCTGAGATTTGAACCACTGGACAACTGAGGGGATAAGACCGGCAAGATTCTTGTAGGAGGAGTCAGAGATCTGGTGCTCAGGTAGCAGGAAGAAGTCGGCGAGTTGCTCGATGATCTTGTATGAGGAGATAGAAATGGCGGCCACACCAATGCACATGAGGGACGTACGCACATTGCCTTTGGCTTTGGAGCCGACGGCGAAGCAAATAATGGCAACGAGGATCATGGCGAACGATCCAATAACGTGAGCGTCGGAGACGAACTTGGTGAAGGCATCGACAAATCCATTCTGCGAGGATGCAGACGGGAACGTGACCTCGACGGTACGGGTACACGCTTCTAGAAGTTCGTAGAGGTCTCTGACCCCGAACAACTTCCGGGCTTCTTCCATGAGGTCGGCAGTCGAATATCTGACCGCAAGCTCTTGGTAAAATGGTATCAACTCCTCGGGAGGAATGTCGAGGGATCGCTTGATATCTGCGATGACCTCATTGCGGCGACGTATCTTGTGTCGAGACTCTACAATGAGGGTTGTATCCATCAACTGAGGCGTGTGCTCTTCGATGTATTCGGCAATCGCTTTGGAGTACATACGCATAAATGCAACGATGGGAAGATCGCGGTGGGCGTTCTTCTTGATTAGAGAGGGCAACAAACGTGAAGCAAAGAACTGTACTTCACGCGCTGCACAAACAATAGGGTGCTTTCGGTAGTTGTTCCATAAGTTTTTAAAGATATCATCCAGGGGTTCAACCTTGCACAGATTCCTTGACAGGATGTCATTGCGAACTGGACCAACTTCACGTAGGAATACTTTAAATGTGGGTATAACACGTAGGAGGTGGAATTTGGAATATATGACACTGATCGGGTGAGTGTCAATGAACGATAACATAGCCTTGTACAGCTGTGAACGGTAGGGTTGGAACATGGATGGGTAGGGCAATGAATGGATGGCCTCACGGAAGAGGTCAAACGAAATGTGAGGGCGGTCGTTAGCATCAATTTTGAATTGAGCAAGTCCACGGTAAATTTCAGCGGGATTGTAGTCGGCCAACGATTTAACGTGGGTGTGCTTACGAGCGGCGGCCACATAACTGGCGATGGTGGTGCAGGGGGATGGCTTATTTTTGCGCTCACGTCTACCAGGTTTGAATTTCTTCTTTGGGAAGGAGATCTTGGTGAGGGTGTTCTCTGGATGGGAAACAACGG